TGAAGAGTTATATGCTGAAAGATTAGAAAAATTAAATCAAGCTCGTGAAAATAGGAAATATTCTAGAAGGGTGGAAGAATCTGATTTGGGCCAATCCCCAAGTAGAGAAGATAGCAAAGACTAGATTAGAGATTTGTGGGGAATGTCCTAAAAGATCTAACTATCCACAAGAGACAACTTTAAAAAGTACATGTACAGAATGTGGATGTATAATAGAAGCAAAAACAAGAAGTATAAATTCTGTTTGTCCTTTAGGCAAATGGGGAAAAGAAAAAATAGAGTCAAATGACTGAAACAAAATTTATTCCAAATGAAGTAAAGTGTCTATCTAATACAATTATGATAGAGACTTTTGTAAGCAATGAAATTAAGATAGGAGATAAAGTATTATATAAAACTGAACAGGCTGCTAAACCTGAATACTATGCTTTAGTACATTCTGTAGGTCCTCAAATAACAGATGTTAAACCAGGAGATTATGTACTTCTTAAACCTCTTAGAAAGCCTTTGTATAAGATTAAAAATAGTACATATTGCTTTGTAACTTATTATGACCTAGAAGCAGTAATCCCTAAAGAGTACTTAGAATTTTTTAGAAATCATGCTGATCAACCTAATAACAACTTAGAAGGATGAAACAAACAAGAATAGAAATATTAGCTAGACTACTAAAAGCTGATCAGATAACATCTGAAGAATTTGTAGCATTAGCAGAAGTAGAGATTCGTTACTATAATCCCTATTCTCCAGTAAACCCACCAAGCCAAACACCTTATACTACTCCTTATTGGTATGGAACTACAGGGACTACTATTACAACAAACCCTGTAAGTGCAGGAGTTATTACAAAAATAGATTACAATGAATTTATTTAGTTTACATAAAGGACAAGTAATAACAAGTCCTAAAGCTTTACTCCTTAAACAATTTAAAGATGTTTGGGAGAAAGATAAATCTAAAGATAAAAAGCTAGCTTCAAAAGAGCTAGCTTATATCTATTTTCTACAAGATTGGGCATCAGTATATTCTAACTATGCAGAAGAAGAAAGACATGATATTTTAAAAATAGATTTAGATCTTCCTGAAGATTGGGAAGTAGATCATGTAGTTAAAGAAGCTCTTAAGAAATATGAAGAACTCCAACAAACTCCAAGTATGAGATATGCTAGATCTGTAAATAAAGCTTTCTGGGACATGCTAGAATACTTTGATAAGATAGACTGGGATGAAAGAGACAATAGAGGACAAGCTGTTTATAAGCATTCTGAAGTATCTAAAGTTATGGGAGAATCAGGAAAGCTTATGGACACTGTCAAAAAGCTTGATGATCTAGTTAGAAAAGAAAAAGCAGAAGGAAGAATTAAAGGTGGAGAAGAACTAGGATTATTTGAAGATCCTGAAAGAGAAATATAATGTTAACTAATACAGATAAATTTAGACAGCCTGCTATTCACTTTGAAGAACATGGTGTTTATACAAACTATCCTAGGACTTCTAAGTCTTACTATAACTTCTGGAAAGAAGAAAAGAGAAGATGTATAGAAGGATTTGAAGCTCCTGATGGAAGTTTTATATCTGGCTATTTTTATTTTTATCTAAACTATTGTCCTATTTATGTTACTGTCCCTAAGAAGGATCTTAAAGGTAATATACTTTTTAATGAAGAAGGACAACAATCTACAGACAGGGTAAAGAAGTTTCCTAGATTTTGGGATGGTGATTATGATTATTTTGCTTATCTTGAGAATTGTGAGAAAGAAGGTAAGCATGCTTCTGTACTAAAAACACGTGGTAGAGGTTATTCTTTTAAAGGAGCTTCTATGTGTAATAGAAACTTCTTTTTAATACCAGGATCTAAATCTTATGTTATTGCAGATCAAAAGACTTTCTTAGGTGGAGAAGATGGTATCTTATCTAAAGCCTGGGAGCAGATGGGTCATATAAATGAACATACTGCCTTTTCTAAAAAGATGCACTTCCATAATACTGACATGCACAAGAGAGCTTCTTATAAAAGTTCTCAGAATGGTGTAGATCAAGAAAAAGGTTATATGTCTGATATTATTGGAGTAACCCTAAAAAATGATCCTAACAGAGCCAGAGGTAAAAGAGGAAGATTAATCTTATTTGAAGAGGCAGGTAAAATGCCTTCTCTATTACAAGCTTGGCAGATAGCTATTCCTTCAGTACAGCAGGGTAAAGATACCTTTGGACTTATGGTAGCCTTTGGAACTGGAGGTACAGAAGGAGCAGACTTTGATGGTCTGTCAGAATTATTTGATAATCCTAAAGGTTATAATATTCTTCCTGTAAATAATATCTGGGATAAAAACTTAGAAGGAACACAATGTGGATTCTTCATGCCAGAGTATATGAACCTTGAAGGGTTCTATGATAAAGATGGTAACTCTGATATCCAAGGGGCTCTAGTTGCAATAGAGAAGGATAGAAAGATTATTAGAGACTTTACAAAGGATAAGAATGCCTATAAAAGATATGTAGCAGAGAAGCCTATAAATACTATAGAGGCTAGAATGAAGCTTTCAGGTAACATCTTCCCTACAGTAGATCTTCTAGGAGTCCTAGCAAAGTTAGAGTCTGACCCTAATTATGAACAAACTATTATGAAAGGTAATCTTCAGATAGATCCAGCAGGAGATATTGTTTTTATAGAAGATCCTAATGCTAGAGCCATCTATAATTTCCCTACAAAGAAAGAAGATGATAGTGATGCTCCAGTAATTTTATATGCTCCTCCAGTAAGGATGTCAGATGGAACTATTCCTGCAGGACTTTATATTGCAGGTATTGACCCTTATGATCATGATCAAGCTAGTACTAACTCTTTAGGAAGTACACTTATTATGAATAAGCTTACAAATGAAATTGTAGCTGAATACAGTGCTAGACCAAATCTAGCTAAAGAATACTATGAGCAAGTAAGAAGACTTCTTATGTTCTATAATGCTAGAGCTCTTTTTGAAAATGAGAGAAAAGGTATTATGGATTATTTTGAATACAAGAAGAGTTTACATCTTTTATGTGAAGAACCTCTTCTAGTAAGAGATATGATTAAGACTCCTTCTGCAAGTAGAAGACTTGGACTTAAAATGTCTGAGCAAGTCAAGAGGTGGGGTGAAGCTCAAATATCTTCTTGGCTCCAAGAAATTAATGATACAGAATCCTTTAAACTTAATCTTCATAAGATAAGAAGTATTCCTCTTCTCAAGGAACTAGCAGCTTATGATCCTGATCCTAAGAAGAACTTTGATAGGGCTATGGCTCTAATGTGTCTTTTGTATCAAGCTAGAGAAGAAATATCTTATGTACCAACAGTAGATGATAAACCTAAATTTATACCTTTTCATCAAAGAGGATTCTTTGGAAGAGGTTTACATAGACCTCCTATGGCTACACCTAGATAGTAAAGCTATAACAGACTATTATTATTTTCACTTAAACTAACTTACTTACAAAATTAGATGTATTTTTGTAAATTGCCCTATTTATAAATATGGAAACCAGAGATCTTAAAGATGCCTCCTTATTATATTTTCCTGTCCAAAAAGTATCTTATAAACAAAAAGATAAAGATTGGAGAGAAGCCTGTATAGATGGAGTTATATCAATAGCCTATAATTTTGGAAGATCTAGAAGGTCTCCTGCTAGATATAAAAGAAGAAATTATAATCTATTTAATAACAAAATAGACAGAGCTGATTTTGATTATGTATTAAATCCTTATAATTTAGCTAAAGAGCAATTAAAAGAATTTAACTTTCCAGCTAGTTTACAGCCTTATGATGTTATTTCTAGATATTTCAACCTTCTTTTAGGAGAAGAGTCTAAGAGAATTTTTAATCCTATTGTAAGAGCAGTAAATCAAGAGGCTTTATCTGAAAAACAAAGAGCTAAGAAAGATGAACTGATGGCTGTTTTAGCCCAGATGCTTTCTGCAGGATTAGATCCTGAATCTCAAGATCCTAATAATCCACCACCTCCTCCTGAAGAATTAACTAAATATCAGAACTATACTCCTCAGATGATGAGAGAGTCAGTAGCTGATAAATTATTGCAGTATGGTATTAAAAAAGAAGAATTAAATAGAAAATTTAATGAATGCTTTAAAGATGCTTTAATTGCTGGAGAAGAAATTATAAGTGTAGAGAAAGTAGGTACTGGAGTAGATGTTAGAAGAGTTAATCCTCTAGAATGTTTTTTTGTATTAAATAATAACTCTGATACTATAGATCAATCTGAAAAGATTTATGAGAGAAACTATATGACTATCTCAGAAATTACAGATGCTTTTTATGAATATCTGACTGATGATCAACTTAAAGAATTAGAATCTATACAGTCAGGAGCTATTCCTACAAATATCTATGGACCTCCAATCTTGAATATTGGAGAAGTAGATAGTATTTATACCTTTGAAGATGACTATGGTCAAAGAGGCATTCCTGTACATAGAGTTAGATGGAAGTCTAAGAAGAAAATGGGTATTCATCATTTTATGGATGAAACAGGAACTGAACAAGAAGAGGTAGTAGAAGAAACTTTTAAAGTAGATAAACTTAATCCTACTGCTTGGATAGAGTGGTTCTGGATAAATGAATATTGGGAAGGTGTAAGAATAGGAGTAGATATGTATCTTCATCCTTTGATTAGACCTAGAAAACAACAGTTTAGAAGTCTAGACAATTTATCTGAATGTAAGTCAGGATATATAGGTACAGTACACTCTTGTACTAATGCTCAGTCAGTGTCTTTAATGGACAGACTAGTTCCTTGGGTTTATTTATATCTTATAGTTTGGTATAGAACAGAACTTGCTCTTGCAAGAAATATAGGTAAACTAGCCTTAATAGATATTTCTTTAATACCTGATGGCTGGGATCCTGAGAAATGGATGTACTATGGACAAGCTATGGGTTTTGGATTTGTAGATACTACTAATGAAAGTAATAGACTTAAAGGTGTTGCTGGAGGAGTAAACCAAAGTTCACAAAATAAATACTTAGATCTTGAGACTTCTCAAGCAATAGTACAATACTTAGGACTTCTTGCTCATATTGATGAAAGAATTCAGGCTACTGCAGGTATTTCTGCACAAAGACTAGGAGCTATTTCTTCTGAAGAGCTTGTAGGTAATACTCAAAGATCAGTAACTCAAAGTTCACATATTACAGAACCTTATTTCTATATTCATGAACTCTTCAAGCTAAGAGTCTGTGAATCTATGCTAGAAGTATCTAAAGAGTGTCTAGAAGGTAAGAGAGTAAATTTTCAACATATTACAGATGATTTAGCAGAAGTTCTATTTGAAGTAGATGGTGATGACTTTAGTAATGCTGATTATGGAGTCTTTGTAACTAATACTTCTAAAGATCAACAAACTTTAGAGACTGCTAAACAACTTTTGCAGGCTGCTCTTCAAAATGACAAGCTTATGCTTTCTGATGCAGTATCTGTACTTAATAGTACTTCTGTAGCAGATATTACAGCTAAACTTAAATCTTCAGAACAAGAAGCTGCTGCAAGAGCTGAACAAGGTCAGAAAGATCAGATTGCTGCTCAACAACAACAAACTGAGATGCAAGCTCAACTTCAGAAAGAGGCTATGGACAGAGATGACTATAACAAGGAGCAAGATAGACAAACTAAGATTCAGGTAGCTGAAATAGGAGCCTTGTCTTTTGCTAAGGATACTGATGCAGATAATGATGGTACTCCAGATGTTATAGAAACTGCTAAATTAGCTTTAGAAGAAAGGAAGCATGCAGCCCAAGTTAGACTAGATCAAGAGAAACTTAAGTTAGAAGATAAGAAACTTCAAGCTGAGGCTCAAAGATCTAAGCAGGATGCTGAAAGTAAGAAAAAAGAACTTGAAGCTAAGGAGAGGATAGAACGTTATAAAGTAAAACATAAGCCTCGTCCATCAGGCAAAAAATAAACAAAAGCTATAAAAGGTTTAAACAAATATCACCAATTTATAGTAAGTTTTAAAAATAGAAGTATATTTGCATAAAATTAAGTAAAAGAGAGAAAATATGTCGGAGGTGAAACTTGATTTCAGTGCCCTTGAAAGGCTAAACTTACCAGCAATTAACATGAACCCTGGAGACCAGGAAATGCTAGGTGAAGAACAAATTGAAGAAGCAGCAGAGGCTGCCCTTGAAGAAGTAGAAAGTATAGAAGATTTTTCTAAAGGCTCTAAGCCTGCAGATAATTCTTCTGAAGAAGATAATACAGAGGAAGACTTAGAAAGTCAAGATGAGCCTGAAGTATCTATTATAAAAGCAGTATCTGAATATAGTAGAGCAAAAGGGTTATTTGATTACAAAGATGAAGAGTTTGAAGACTCAGAAGAGTTCTTAGAAAACAAACTAGTAGAAAAGTCTAAGTCTTATTCTGAAGAATGGAAGAATTCTTTGCCTCCAGTAGTTAAAGAGTTAATTGATAATTATCAAGATGGTATTCCTCTTGATGAGTTGATTTACTCTAAATCTAGGGAAATTGAGTATAACAGCATCAATGATAAAGATATTGAGAATAAAGATGAACTGCAAAAGAAATTGATTGCAGACTGGCTTTATAATCAAGATTACACAGAAGATGAGGTTACTGCAAAGATTAAAAAATATGAAGATGCTTTAATTCTTGAAGATGAAGCTAAAATGGCTCTTAAGAAATTAAGAGTTTATGAAAGTAAATATCAAGAACAACTAAAGTCTCAAGTAGCTGAGCAGAAACTGAAGGATCAGAAAGCTTTTGAAGATAGAGTAAAGGCTATTGAAAAAGATATCATGGGTTCTGAAGAATTGATTCCAGGTTATAAACTTTCTAAAGAAGAAAGAAAAAAAGTATTTGAGTCTTATACTAAAGTTGATTCTAGAGGACAAACAGAGTTAACTAAAGCTATTACTGCAGATCCTTTAGCTTGGGCTAAGATTACACAATTGATGGTTCTCTTTAAAGGAGATCTTTCTAAAATAGAAAAGAATCTGAATTCTAAAGTAACAAAAGACTTAAAGACTTCAGTAAATACTTATACAGACACTCCAGGTCTTAATTCCTTAACTTCTAAAGGAGCTTTGAGTGCAATGAAAAAAGCAGTTAAACTATCTAAGAAAAACTAAATTATAATTTAAATCTAACAAATAAAAAATGGCAAATCAAGCAATTAATGCATTGCAGGTATCATATGCAAAAAGTTGGGCAGGTCTTACAACAGATAACCACCTCTTCGCAATTTATCAAAATGAACCTCAACTAGCTTCAGATATCGTAACTGAAGTTTTTAACAAGATGGGATACTCAGGACTAGATAACTTCTTGTCTAAATTCCCCGTAAAAATCATGGATCATGATGGAGAATATGAGTGGATGCTTAAAGGTGATGATAGAAAAGCTATCAAAATCGTAGGTTATTCTGCAGCAGGTTCTACATCAGAAGTAAGACCAGGTCTGAATCAATCTATTTTTCAAATTACAGTTGAAGAAAAATGGTTTAATCAATCTGATGTACTTCAATTTGATGACAAAGAATATACAGTACGTATAGTCTCTGAAGGTTATGCTGATGGTACTAACTGGGTATATGATGTCCAGACTATGGATCCTTCTCCAAACTCATTCATTCCTACATCTTTGCTTACTGCAGGTAGAAAAGTTTCTAAATTCTACAATGCTGTAACTAATACTCTGAATGATGAATATAGCCAACCACAATTTACTTCTCACTTTAAGATGAGAAATATCTTCAGTACTTTGTCTAAAGAACAAATTGTACCAGGTAACATGCATGACCGTCCTTTGCTTATTAAAATGACAGCAGATGGTAAGACATTTACTACATGGACAAGATGGCAAGATATTGTCACTGATTATCAGTGGAAGAAAGAAAAAGCTAATAACTTGATGTTCTCTAAGATCAATCTTAGATCAGATGGTTCTACAGCTAATAGAGGCAGAAATGGTTTCTCTATTAAACAAGGTGCAGGACTTCGTCAGCAAATTGCTCCTTCTTATAAATTTTATTTTAATACTTTGACTCTTGATTATCTTTTTGAGGTAGCCTTGAACTTGAGTATTAATATCCTACCTGAAGATCAACGTGAATTCTTGATCCTAACAGGAGAAAGAGGAATGATTGATTTCCACAAATTGATTGAAGACAAAGTTCATATTTTCCAACCTCTAGACTCTAAACGTGTTCTAGGTTCAGGTCAGAATATGGGATTTGGTGGACAGTACAAAATGTTCCTAGGACCTCAAGGTATCAAATATACTATTGCACATATGCCAGAGTATGATGATCCTATTGATAACAGACTACCACATCCAGATGGAGGTTATGTAGAAAATAGACGTATGACAATTATGAATATAGGAACTACAGATGGTCAACCTAATATCCAAAAAGTTATGCCTAGAGGCTCTGAGAAAAAATGGTATATTCCAGGATCTGTTGATCCTACAAGAGGACCACAAAATGGAGGTATGGGAGCATCAAAAGTTGATGGTTACTCAATCCATTATATGACTTCTCAAGGAATCATGCTAAGAAATCCACTTTCTGCAGCAGAACTAATTCCAAATGTGGCTTACTAATAATTATTAAACTAATGGAGGGTCACCCTAAAAAGTGACTCTCCTTTTACAAACTAAAAAATCAGTACAATGAGTGAAGGAAAAGAAAAAGGGGAGAGTACTAAAGTAACAGGAACATCAAAATCAGAAGTTCCACAAAGAACAGAAGTAAGTAAAATTACAGGAGTCTATCATTTGAAACCTGCAAAAACAACTTGGTTGTATAATGCAGATCCTAAACATGATGGAGCTGTAATGTTTTCAAGAACATTTGCTAGTCTATGTCCAGATGTAGATTATAGCACAAGATTGATCAAGACAGGTTTAACACCTGAATTAGAAGTAGAGTTAGAGACAGCAATGAATTTAACTAAAGGTACTTTATCACCTTATAATAAAGCATATTGGAGTAATCACACTATTAATACTAATGTACCACCAGAAGGTATAATGATTGATTGTGATAGAAGTGCAATAGAGAAACTTAAGTATTGTTATCTAAGAGCTTCTTCTAGAGTAGCTAATTCACTTTCAGAAGCCTTAGAAAATCCTCTATATGAATTTGTTTTAGTATCTGCAGCAGTAGAAGCTAAACAAGAAAGTAATAAATTTGCAACTAAGAAGAAAGCCTTTAAGCTTCTAGAAGATATGTCATTTGAAGATCAAATGGATTTCTTGCTAGTATTCAAACAAGGTAAATATAAAGTATCTAAAACAGCTACTCCAGATTTTGTAACTGAAGCTATGGCTAAAGTCCTAGAAGAATTTACTACAGAATTTGTAGAGCTTATAGAAAACCCAAGTTTCAAAGACTTCGTCTTCCTTAGAAAATGTATTGTAGCAGGTCTTTTGAGAATGAAAGGAACTACATATGTTACTCTAGGAGGAGATGTTATAGGAAACTCTTTTGAAGAAGCAGTTTACAATCTTCAGAAAACTGAATTTAATAATGTTAAAGTTAGCTTACTTGCTAAACTAGATAATAAATAATATGAGAGTTGACGAGATGCATATCCAATTTAAATTAGCTGTTGATAAAGCAGATAGTTTAAATAGTCCAAACTTCTTACCAGAAGAGATAGATGTGTATTTATCAGATGCTCAAGAACAATTTATATCTCAAAGAGCTTATGGCAATAATTTTAAAAGAGAGACTTTAGAAGAAACTCAAAAGAGAGTTAAAGATCTTCAAAGTCTTACTAAAAATTATGAAGTAGCTCCTCTAGCTAGTACACCAGATAATAAACCAAATGGAGTATTTGTAGAGCTTCCTTCAGATTATAGATATGCTTTAAATGAAGAAGCTTTAGGAACTCAAGTAGATTGTCATGGAAACAGTACTTCTGTAAGAGTAAAGCTAGTAGCTTTAACACATGATAAATATTCTATTACTGTAGATAATCCATTTTCAAAACCTGATTCTAATAGTCTTTATAGACTTCCTTATGGAAGATATAATTCAAAAGAACATTTTGAAATAGTTTCTTCTCCAGATATCACTGTAACTAAATACATTTTAAGATACTTAAAAAATCCAGAAAAAATCAATAAAGCTCAAAGAATCATACCACCTGCAATTACTCCTTATGGATTACCAGGAACAGCTGAAGGAGATTTATCTGATGCTTCTTATAGAGAGATCATAAGAATAGCAGTAAGAAATGCTTTAGGAGATATAGAATCTCCAAGAGTACAAGAAAGTATGCAAAGAACTAATGAAGTTGAATAACTAAAAATAAATAAAAAAAGATGGCAAACCCACTAAATAAAATAATCACTACTGACATTGGTAGAGGTAATCAATTAAAAAATGGTCCAGGAAACAATCAATATGCTAGAGCATCAGATTTTAATCCTGTTGTAGATTATCTAAATAATAGAGCTCCTATTAATGCAACTACAGGTACAGCAGGTAATAGTGCTACTATTAACTCTAATGTAGGAGAATTGACTACAGGAACACTTACTACTGCTTCAGGCAGTACACAAGCTATTACTATTACTAATAGTTCTATTGTGGCTACAAGTATGGTTTTTGTACAAGTAGCTGCATACAGCGGAACTTTAGCTACAAATGGATATCCAGTAGTTACTAAAGTAGTACCAGCTGCAGGTTCAGTAGTTATTAGTATTACTAATACTCATGCAGCAAATGCTTTGAATGGTACAGTAAAACTTAGATTTCTAGTATTCTAAAAAACAATTAATAAATAATCACTAACAAATTAACTTAAAATAAAATGTCAACACAAACACAAAACAATGTAATGAGTGTAATGGTAGCTAAGGATGTAGCAGGAGTTGCTATTTCTTCTATCTCATCTAACAGCCTTCTGGCTACAATGTCTGATGGTCAAGTAATTGCTGTAGGTATTCCTACAGGAGGTGGATCAGAAGTAAAAATTCCAGATTCTGCAGCTGCAGGTTCTTATCAGTCTTTTAGACTTGTAGAATCTCAAGGAGGTATCTTAGTTTACGGTCCTAGTATTAAAGTCTCTAATGTTCGTAGAGCAGAAACTAAAGCCTATACAGCACCAGCTGAGCAGGTTTATGTAGTAGGTTTTGATGGAACTTCAGGAAATCTTGATGTTACTCAAAGTAATGAGTTCATGCTAACTATTGCTTATGATCATGATGATATGATGTGGTCAGAACAAAAGCTAAGAAATGCTTATGACTACTATTCAGCTTCTCCTACACTACAAGGTCTTGCTACTTCTATGGTTACTCAAATTAACTTTAAAGAGAAGATGAGTACTCTAAATGGTACAGGAGCTATGGTATCAGCAACTATGTTGACTAATGGTACAGCAACAGCTCTTGATGGAGCTGCTACAGTATCTGTAGTTAATGGTAGTACTACAATTACAGCATCTGGAGCACAAACTACAGATTGGGCTGTAGGAACACTTATCAGACTAGGTGGTACAGCTAATACTGTTGCTGTCTATGTTATTACAGCAGTTTCTTCTACAACAGTAGCAACTATCAACACTCCTTATCAAGGAGCTACAGCAGCTACAGCAGCAGCAAGAACAATTACTGTTCCAACATCTTTTGGTATTAAAGTTGCAGGTCTAGCTCTTACATGGGTTAAAGACTTCTTCAAATACATGAAAGTTAAATTCCATTTTGACCTAAAAGGTTTTGGAGCAAGTACTAACAGCAAAACTTGTGCTATTTGTGTAGAGTCTACTAAAGGTGTAGGAACTGCTTATGAAGCAGCAGAATATGAATCTTTCTCTGCAGGTAACGAAGGTATGCTAAATAGAACTATTGTACCTCTACCTTTAGGAAGAACTTATGCTGATACAGCTACACCAAAAACTTATGATGTAGTTTATATTGAGGCAGAAGATACAAATAACTATTCTCCTATTGTAGCTAATACAGCTATGAGAAATCAGTCTTATGTATTTATTCCTGTATCAGCTGGTGTTAGAACTATTCTAGCAGGACAGTTAGATACTCTTTTAGGTACTTCTCTGTAATTTAACAGATTTTTAAACTTTAAAATGACAGATGGTGGAAATCACTGTCTGTCATTTTTTTTTAACCTAAAACTCAAAAAAGATGTTAATATTAGAAACAAATACCATTACTAATGATACTAGCACTAGTTTCTTTTTTAGTGATGTAACTCCATTATATAATGCAGTTTCTGCTCCAGGAGGATATGATACTTCAGGAGTTACTAATTTTAATCCTTCTGATATAGATACTTCTAGAGTATTCATAGATGTTACTTTACCAGATCTAAGTGTAGTAAGTTTTACAGTACCTGGAGGAGATCTAGATGTTGGAAACGTAGGAACTATAGGATTATTTACCTATGAGATTAGTGCTACAGATTTAGGCTTCTCAAGTACTCTTGAAGATGGTATCTATAAATTTGATTATAAGATTTATTCTCAAGATGGAACTCAGACTTATTCAGCTTCTTCATATATAGTAGTAAGTTTTGCTATCTGCTGTTGCTTAGAATCTAAGCTAGTAGATTTAACTACCTGCACCAATTGTTCAGGATCTTCACATACTAAGAAGCTAGAAAATCTTTGGAATGCTTGGATGCTACAATCTAAGTTAAAACATCTAGTAGCTTGTCATAATCTTGATGGAGCTAATGTAGTTTTTGACTACTTAACAAATTATTGTAATATTAAGAATTGTGATTCTTGTAACTAAAAACTAATAAACTATGTGTACAGGTGCAAATTGTAATGACACTTTACAAGTAAATATACCCACAGCTACTCCAGGGGCTGATGGTGCTTCAGCTTATGTTTACATAGCTTCAGCTGACTCTAATACTGGAACTAACTTTTCTTATCCACAAGATGAGACTCAAGCCTATGTTGCAATATTAAGTACTACTTCTCCAATAACGTCTCCTGTAGTAGGAGATTTTACAGGTCTTTGGAGAAGAGCTACAGGTACTAATGGAACAAATGGTACAAATGGTACTAATGGTACAAATGGAATATCTTCAGGTATAAGATATAACTTCTTAAATTATGGTCTTGCAGGTAATCCTGGTTCAGGTAATTTATCTGTATCAGGAGCTGATTTATCACTTGTTAGTAACATTTATATTAGTGAAACTAATTTAGATTCTGTAGATATTTCAGCTTTGCTTACAGCAGTAGGAAATACTACATCAAGTACTATAAAAGGATTTATCAAAATAACTAAAGAAAGTGACCAAACTAAATTTGCTGTTTATTCTATAAATTCAGTAACTGATTCAGGAGCTTTTCAAACATTAAATGTAAATTATTTATCTAGTACAGCAGTAAGTACTTTTGTAGCAGGAGATGATTTACTTATAGAATTTTATCTAACAGGAGATAAAGGAGATAAAGGAGACCCAGGAGCAACTGGAGCTTTTATTATAGGAACTTTAGCTGGAGGTGTTCAATCTTATCCTTCATCTGCCTCTCAAGGAAGTGCTTATAGATTTACAGGAAGTGGTACTATATCAGATTCTGGAGCAGGAGTTTTAAATGTTAAAAGATTTAATGAATTTGATGTATTATATTGTATTGCAGATACTACAAGTTCTGATGGTACTGCATATTTTATTTGGACAGGATTTCCAAGAGGATTAGTTCCAGGAGCAGGTACAGATGCCTTTGTTCAAAATACAGCAGGAGGTAGTACAGCAACAGGAAATAATGCTTTAGCTTTAAATTCAGGAAGTAATGCTGGTGGTCTTAATTCTTTATCAGGTTCTGGTTCTAATGTTACAGGAGATTATGGAGTTGGTTTTGGATTAGGTTCTGTAGTATCTGCTGAACAATCTGTAGCTTTAAGTTGTTATGCAAAAGCTACAGCTTTAGGAGCTAGTGCTTTAGCTAATGCTGCTGAAGCTAATGCAGTTTCATCAGTAGCTGTTGCACAATCTGCAATTATTACAGTAGGAGCAACTGAATCTTTTAATGCTTCTGCAAGAGGTCTTACAAAAGCTGCTGCAAAACAAAGTTCTGCTTTAGGTAAAGAAGCTACAACAGAATTTCCTGGAGAAGTAGTAATAGGACATGGTAACTTTGATTCAGGTAAAAAGAGTCAATCTGCTACTAGACTAATTCCACAAGCTGTATCTACTTCAGGAGCTACTCCTACAGTAATGACATTTATGCCAGCAGAAATATCTGGTTTAGTAATACCTACAGATTCAGTTTGGATGGTAGATGGAACTATAGTAGGTGTAAGAACAACAACAGAAGAAGTAGCTTCTTGGACTTTTAAATGTCTTGTTAAAAATATTGCAGGTACAGCAGCTATCGTAGATTCTGTATTATATCTTGACCCAGCTACTGGAACTTATCAAAATACTGTTACACAATTTGCTCAAGATGCAGGTATGGACTCTGGAACAACAACTGTTGATTTAGCAGTTACAGTAAGTACAACTAATTTAGTACTAACAGTAACAGGTATTGCAGCAACTACTATTAGATGGTCAGGCTCATTAAATGTTGAACAAGTTGGTTGGTTCTAATAAAATAAAAAAATATGCCAGTAGCAAACTCAACCCCAGGAACACTTGGGCTTTATATAAATTCTTTTAAAAAAAATGGAGGTAATCCTACTGATAATGCTAGTCCTTATAAAAGGCTATTAGGATCAGATGGCTTTGGTGCATATGCTAGTGGAAATAAAATAACAGAACTTTGTAATTATATAACACAATTTGGATATAATTATGCGTTATTTTATGATATGACTGGTTCTGCAATGACAGCTACTCAAACTTCTGAAACTTTTTTAACAGGAACAGGAGTTGGTAATGATATTTTAAATAATGTCATGCCTAGATTTCATACAGCAGGAGCTGTAGATAGAGCAGCAGTAAGTGATATTAATCTTAATCAGACTATTGCTGTAGGAGCTATAAGTCCTTGGGATGGTATATCAGCTATTAAAAGAACAGTAGATTGGAATCAATCTGTATCTTATGATCCTACATTAGCTTTTACTAAAATAGTTATAGAAACAGAATTCTGGAATTTTAAATACAATGAAGCTGGTTTAATGTCTGGTATTGTTAGAACTGTAAATAGTTCTTCAGGAGGTTATTCTAGAGGAGAAGTAAGAGCAGATAGTACTCCAATTAATTTTAGTACTTCAGGAATTTCAATAAATGATTCTGTAGAAATAAATAATGAGTGGAGACAAGTTACAGGATTTGATACATCAGGAAATATCATGTATGTAGATAGACCTTGGGATGTTCCTACAACTAATCAGATTTGGAGAATTTATGAACAAGATGGAAGTATAGATTATGAAACATATTTATACAGAATAGGAAAAGCAATAGATTATATTAATACATATGGTTCTGGAGAAGAAATAGAACTTTATGTAGGTTTTCCATCTTATGATTTTAAAGCTACACATGCAGGTTATCAAAGACAACTTGCTAAACTTTATCAAGCAGGAGTATCTAAAATACTAATAACAGCTTACCAAAGATTTCCAAACTTTGGTTATATGAATGGTAATTATGCTAATGGAGCAACCTATACAGGTACATTTACTGCTGGAAGTAATATAATTACAAATGTACAAGCTTGGGGATATTTAGGAGGAGCTTCTTTATCAGGAAGCGCAATTCCAGGAGGAACTTTTTTAGGTCTTTTAGGAACTAATTCAATAACAATGGTAAATTCTTTAAATCTTCCAGCAAATGCTACAGCATCTGGAGTAAGAAAGTTTACTGTTAGTCAAGGATTACCTTCAGGAGGATATAGAAGAATTACAGATGATATATGTTCAGATGGTGTAAGTAGAGATATCGGAGTAATACTTTCTATGGAAAGTGCTACTGTAAATAATAATAATACTTGTCCTGGGGGTACTGAAACAGATTTTAATTTTTCAGGATATATTATGCAAGGAATGAGTGTAACACCTCATTCTTCAGGAACTGATTTTAGAGCAATAGATTCTGGAGGACTTACACAAACATGTAATTGTTGTGTAACTCCTGTATTAACTGCTCCTCCAATAACATATAATCCATTAAGTATGGATGAAATTTGGCAATACATAGCTGAAGTTCCACCAAGTGGAGGTATATGTCCTGCATGTTATCCTACTCAAACAGTAGATACTTTTAATGAAGAGATAGCTGCTGACCCAGGAGGAGTACTAGATAACTACATTAATTTTGATACTCTAATTGTCTTTGACCAAGAATTCATGAGACAATTAATTATTACTCCTGAAGTAGCTTTAAATTTAAGTATTTCAGGAACAGATTCAACATGTAATGGCTCAGATAATGGTACTGCTACTGTAGGAATTATAGGAGGAGTAGCTCCATTTAGTTTTCAATGGGAAATATTTTCAGGAGGTTTTTGGATAAATTATGTAGGAACAGGAGCTACTACAAATACAATAACAGGATTAGTTCCTGGAATATATAGATGTGAAGTTACAGATGCTGCTGCTAAAGTTGCTACAAGTAATTCAGAAATTGTTTCAGAACCAGCAGTAATAGATTTTACAGTAGTATCTACTACAGCTAATTGTGCAGGTACAGGAGGCTCTATAAGCATTACAGGAGTTACAGGAGGTACAACACCTTATTTATACTCTATAGTACTTACAGGAAGCCCTAAAGTCTGGACAGGAGCAACATCTAGAAATGGACTTGTTACAGGTACATATGATGTTTCTGTAGCTTCAGGAGACCCCGCAGATGGATGTTTTGTAACTAAGACAGGAACTATAACTACAGGTTCCTCTTTTACAATAACAGCAACTCAAGGAAATGCAGGATGTTATTTAGGTACAGGAAGCTTAACAACAACTCCTAGTGTAGCAGGAACATATACTTATGATCTTTATGATAGTGCTCCAACTTTAATTCAAAGTAATTCTTCAGGAGTTTTTAATAATCTAGTAGCAGGAGCCTATACAATACAAGCTACAAATTCTTTAGGATGTTCTTCTAATATTCTAAGTAAAACCATAACTCAGCCTACAGCTGTAACTGTTTCTACAGTAGAAATTATAGCTCCAGATTGTTATGGAAATGCAAATGGATCTATTGAAGTTTCTGCTTTAGGTGGTACTGGACCATATAGCTATACAATCATCTATCCAACAACTAATGTTGTTAGTAATTCATCAGGAATTTTTGTAAATTTACCTTCTGGACAGTATACTGTATATGCTGAAGATGCTCAAGGATGTACTTCTAATTTAGTATTCTTAACAGTTCCTGTAACAGCCCAAATTCAGGCTGATTATCAAGTTACTCAACCTAGAACAGGAGAAAGTACTACAGGCTCTATAATACTAGAATCTATCTCAGGAGGCTCTGAACCTATAGAATATTTATGGAGTAATGCAGCAACATCATCAAGTTTATCAGATGTTCCTACAGGAGACTATACAGTAATTATTACAGATAATAATGGCTGTAATATAACTAAAACTTTTACAATAAGATTAGAATGTCCTACATTTACTTTAGAAGAGATGAAAATCTTAGCTTATAAAGCTCAGTGTTGTGCAGGAGATCTAGCTGTAAAATACATAAATAATATAAGAGAAGGACGTGAAGATTTAGCAAAATGTAAGTTAGATGATCTTAGAGCTTTAACTATGATTATAGATACTTTATATTGTACTCAAGATCCAGGAGCAGAAGCTTGCCTATCTTGTGAAGATATGCAAAATCTTATGACTCAAATAAATAATCTTTGTGACTGTGATTGCTGCAAAGACCCAAATTATCAAACTATTGATGTAACATATGATTCTTCTACAGGATCTATAAATCAAATTTAAAAATGTATAACGCAGAACAACATTTAAGACATTTAGTAAATTTAGTATCAAAATCTAATCAAGGAAAGATTTGTGTAGGATCACAGACTTTAGCTTTAAGTACTTCTGTACAAAGATTAACAGTACCTGTAGACGCAAATTCTGCAGATATGACTTTAGAATGTGCTGCAGGAAGTACAGCTCCTAATGTTGGGGCTAGATATTCAATCAGTTCAACAGCTCCTAGTGCTACTATTTCAGCAGGTGGAATGCCTATAGGAGATTATGATACTATAGAAATTTCTCATGAAAGCAACTTAGCTGCTTTTCAAATAATTTCAGCTGATGCTGTTACTAAATATTTAAAAGTAATATATTACAAATAATGGCTGTAGGTAAAACTAGGAAGAAACTTAATGCTAAAGCCTCTAGAAATACTGGAGGAGGAGGTAGTGGAGACCTGCTTCATGATATTCAAACTACTAGAAATGCTTGTATTGCTTTATTAGCTACAGGTGGTGGTACTGGTTCTTCTATTGTCACAGGACAAGGATATATATTTGATAGTGCAGGAGCAGGAGGAACACCTCCAGGAACATCATTCATTCGTATAAGAGGTATTGATTTACCTTCAGGAGATAAAGGATTTAGTGATGTAGCAGAAGCTTATGTGACAGTACTAGACAAATGGTTTGATTGTGATTATAATGTAGTTACAGGAGAAATATCTGGCGATTATCTATTATGGGCAGGATACTTAACTCAAACAGGGAGTTCTGACCCTACAGTAGATTCTACGGTAATGAATAATTTACCCGAAGTGCCAACATTTACATATCAAGGATTCACAGGAAAATATTGGATGGTAACTGCTACATCATTATTTGACGCTACAAAAATCGTTTCTATTCACACTCCGATACCTAATGGCGATGACTTCGCCTCTCCTTACGCTTACTTGATTTTTGGTGACAGTAATAATAAAACAGGATTTTTTACGGGTCAGGTTGCCTTAGATTATTTTGACGGATTATTAAATAATACATACATCGAATTTAGACAAAGATTCTAACAACATAAAAACATAAAATGGCAGTAGGAAAAACAAGAAAAAAATTAAATGCTAAGGCTTCTAGAGGGTCTGGAGGTGGAGGGGGTGGTGACATGCAAAAGATTTACTACGACCCCTTAGGTTTTGAAACGTCTGTTTTATTTACAGTACAAGAAATTACTGTTGAAACAGCACAATTAAGTTTATCTAGTCCAGGTACATTTCAATTCACCTTAGAGGGGCAAAAAGTAAAAATAGAATCAGGAACAACCACTCTTCCAACAGGAATAGGTCACATAATTACTACAGTGACATTATCTGACGCACTTGTCTATGGATATAGTCAGGTAGCACAGGCGTATGTCACCGCTCTCGGTGTCTATGTTCCATGTAGCTATGATGTGGTAACGAATGCGATAAGTGGTACTATTACAGTTTGGGCAGGGGATATTTCTCAGACAGGAACTAGCGACCCAACAGTTGACAGAACTCACTTAAACCTGTTTGCAACCCCTCCTACATTTGCATATGTAGGGGACGGTATTTATTGGTTTATTTCTCCAATTAGTTTTTTCTCTATGGAGAATTATATTCCTACTTCACGAATCCTTGACATATCAGGGCCTGCCGTAACCACTTCATATACCGGAGCCACTAAAATAAATATTTTTTCGGGTGTAATTAATGATTCTTATTACAACGACATACTTAATGTAACATATATAACAATATCGGTTAATTTATCAGACTTAATTTAAAAAAATATAAAACCATGTCAGCAAGAAAAATCCATTTATTAGACCCTAAAGATGAAAGCGGTAATTTGATTCTATCCTTACCTGCTTTGGATATGTATATAGAATTTGATTCAGGCAGCAATGCTGCACTAACAACTAAAACAGATGAAGAACTTTTGTCTTATGACCAAAAAGTATTTGATTCTGATGCTGAAGTGATGATTGAAAATGCAATTGCAAATGCTCCTGTAAGTACAGAAGTGGAGAGAATTTTTAAAGCACAATTAGAAATCATGAAAGCAATTATTTTCGATAAGAGTTCAACGAACGATATTTAACACCTCACAGCCCCGTAAGGCTGTAATTTAAAATATAAAAAATATGACATTAACTAATAATGGATTTAATGGCTGGTATAATAATACTCTAAGAGATACTATTAATACTTCAGATGCTGGTAAAACAGATCTAGCTTGGATGATTAAAAATAAACTTAATCCTACAGGTTGGGATTATAATACTTGCTATGGAAGTTCTACAGTATTAGCAAGTTCTAATTTTCCTGCTTTAGCTTTAACAGCTTATCAAAATAAGATTAAATTTGGAATTGCTTTCTCAGATGCTCCTGGAGTAGATAAGGCAATTGCTTATAATAAGGCTCAAACAGACTCTAGAAAGAAATTAGCTTTTATTGTTTCTGAACTAGAAGATTATGGAACAGGAAATGTTACTCCAGCAGGGTTTAAAGCTCTTCTAGAGTCAGAGTCTGTAAAAGTAAGAAATGCTGGCATGAGATTTGGAGTATACAATGGTTGGACTAAACAGTGGGATGTAGTTGTTAAGAACGCAGATTTCCTTTTATTGCACTGTTATATCCCTTCTAGTAGAATGACTTCAGGAGCTAATATATATTCTTATGTTCAAGGAAGACTAGCTCTAGTAGCCTCAGAAGCAGCTAAAATAGGCAAGGTATTTCCTGTAAGTATTTTGTTTTCTTGTGAGCCAGAATTTGGTCAAGATTACTATAAAACAAATCCTTGGCTTAAATCAGGAGATGCCTTTATGACAGAGTTTAATGCTAAAGCTACTGCTCAGATGAAGCAGATGCTTATTATTGAGGGATCTTATATTTTTGTAACTAAATATGGAAAAGTTTCTAAACCTTAATAATTTTAAAAATTCATGGAGCAGAATTCACACCCAGGAACAGAGTCAGGAACTCTTCTCACTATTCTTATGTTTATTACAGGCTTAAGTTTAGAGGATGTAAATGAAGTCTTACAACCAATTTCTTTTGCTATCTCTATCATAATAGGTCTTACAATTTTATACAAGTTTTTTAAAAAGAAAAAACACTAGCTATGAATGCAGAATTAAAAGTTATTAGATTTAAATTTACAGAAAAAACAACTATTTCTGAACTCTACTTAAATAATACTTTATTCTGCTTTACTTTAGAAGATACAGATAGAGGACTAACTTCTGAAATGTCTCTAGAGGAGATCAAAGAAAAGAAGAAATATGGAATTACTTGCATCCCTACTGGAGAATATAAGATAACTTTATATAATTCTCCTAGACATGGTAGAGTACCTCTTTTGCATGATGTCAAAGGATTCTCTATGGTAGAAATACATAAGGGTAATTTTGCAGAAGATTCTTTAGGATGCCTTTTAGTAGGTACTTCTTTTGGAGAAGATAGGGTAAATTACTCAGGTGTAGCATTTAGAAATCTTATGGCTGAGCTTGTTAAATATACAAATATAACTATTTCAATATCTAAAAGAAAATGACACAAATCTCTTGGAGTAACTATTGGAAGCCTACACCAAAAAAAATAAGACAGTGGGCAGATGCAATCTTAGTGGCTTGTGTTTCTCTAGGAAACATGTTACCTGAATATGGTAAAACACTTATGACTGTAGGAACAATTATTAAACTATTATCTAATTTCTTTAAAGATGAAGAAGCTCCTTCTGATTCTGACCCTAATTTGGGGGTGTAAAACTACACAGCCTTTAATTACTACAGATAACAAAATACAAAATGACAGTCTTCATACAGAAGCTATCACAGTAAGAGATAGTATTATCTATTTACCTGGAGACTCTATACCCTATAATGTACCTTGTGATCTTGATACTACCTTTATTCTAAATTCTAATTTAGGACAACTTTTGATTGTAGTTAAAGATGGTAAAGTATATGGTACTTCTACAGTTAAGGAAAAGACTATTGTAGTACCTAAGACAGAGATTATCAGAAATACTATCTCTTCTCAAAAAAAGGACTCTGTTATCACTGTTACTAAAGAAGTTAAAGTACCTACTTACATTACAAAATATCCTAAGTTTCTTGTAATCTCTACTAGCCTATTTTATATGATGCTCTTAATACTTGGTATTAGACTTTATTTGAAAGCTAAGATAGGATTTATCAAAAAACTTTAGGTTATATCAAAAATTCTTTGTATCTTTACATTGTTAACATGTACCTCTTAACCCCGTAAGGTTCTGCAGGTATTTAAAATTAAAAAATGAAAAGTAAAGAACAAAAATTTAAGAGACTATTCTTTGATATAGAGACTAGTCCAAACATTGTTTATTCTTGGAATTTAGGGTATGATCTGAATATTAGTCCAGATCTTTTGATTAAAGAAAGAGCTATTATCTGTATTTGTTATAAGTATGAAGGAGACAGTAAAGTGTATTCTTTAACTTGGGATAAAGGAGATGATAAGAAAATGCTTCAAGATTTTGTAAAGATTATAAATTCTGCAGATGAAGTTATAGGACATAATGGTGATAACTTTGATATTAAGCATGTAAGAACTAGATGTATATTTCATGGAATACCTATGATTCCAGATATACAAAGTTTAGACACTCTAAAATTAGCAAGAAGAAACTTTAAATTTAATTCAAATAAATTAAATTATATAGCTCAATTTCTTGGATTAGGTAAGAAGATAGATACAGGAGGCTTCTCTCTTTGGAAAGAAGTAATGGCTTATAAGACAGCAGCCTTAAATAAGATGGTAACATACTGTAAAAAAGATGTTACTTTACTAGAGCAGGTATTCCAAAAATTAAATTCTTATACTATATCTAAAGTACATGTAGGACTTCATCAAGGAGGAAATTCTTGTTCTTGTCCAAACTGTGCTAGTCCTAGAACTATCTCTAATGGTGTTAGAATTAGTGCTACAGGATTACAAAAGAGAAGACTACAATGTTTAAATTGTGGTAAGTATTTTTCTCTCTCAGAGGCTGAATATAAAAAACATAATATTATAAAATGAAAGAATCAGAAAAAAGATTAAAATATCTTGTAGACATGCAAGCTAAATTTGGTCTTAAATCTTATAATCAATTAATCTTTATTAAGATATTTACAGAAAGAAGAAAGTTAGAATTATATGGCAAATGAATATCTTACTATTACAGATGATAAATTAGTTTTTAGAAATAGATTAAATATCTGGAAAAGTCCAAATGGTATTACATTTACTACAATGTTTATGCCTCTTTTTGATGATGATAGATATATAGAAAATAAGTATCCTGAAGTAGTAAACTATATGATTAAGTATTTTAAAAATAAGTACAATGAAAGCTCAACAAATTGCATATGATATCTTATTTAATTTAGAAGGAACATCAAAAATATCTGATGATACTGAAATTAATATAAATCAAATATATTTTAAAATTGATACAACAAGAGCTTTTCTTATCAGACAGGATCAATCTAAGGGTAGATCCTTGTCTGATAATATCATGCAAACTATCTCTTGTGTAGAAGTTATAGAAGTATCAGCTTCTGAATGTTGTAATGTAACTTCAGACTGTACTATCTTAAGAACAAAAAATAAAATTCCTAGACCTTTAGAACTGCATCAAAAAGATTTAATTACTAGAGTCTCTGGCTCTAATATTCAAGCAGGATCTTGGAATCAAATCCCTTATGCTAAATTACAATTTTCAGGCATCTCTAAGTGGACTAAAGAAAGTACAAAGTGGTTTTTAAAAGATAATTATATTTATATAATTAATCCTCCAAACATCAATAAAATTTCTATCTCAGGAGTTTTTGAAAAGCCATCAGATTTAGGAAACTATGTATCATGTGCAGGAACTTCATGTTATTCTCCAGAAACAGAATATCCTCTAAGTACTCATATGATTCCTACTCTAAAGCAGCTTGTATTAGAAGACATGCTAAGAGAAAAAGGTAATCCTTCTGATGAACATGGAGATGAAAGCATAAAAACTCAGCCTAAAACAAATAGATAATTATGGATTATTCTCACATAGACTTTAATAAATTTTGTGTAAGTAAAAGAGGTCCTGGAAAACACTTAATAGATTTTGGAGTATCTGACTACTACAAATACTATAAGAAGACAGTATCTTTTAAAAGTAGTGCTTCTAAATATGGATCTAAAGATCCAGACATCATTATAGAAGAAAAACTGTATAAAAAAATTATAAGAGATTTCTTTTCTCTAGTAGCAAGAGATCTCATGTTCAAAGCTCAAATAGTTAAGATTCCTCTTTTAGGAGAATTTTCAATCAGAAAGAAAAAGATGGACTTTAAACTATTATCTGAAAAGAAGTCAGGTCTAAAGATAGACTATAAGAAATCTAAAGAAGCAAAGACTATTGTGTATCATTTAAATGAGCACAGAAATAATTGCTCTTATAAGTTTCTTTGGAATAAGATGAGGAGTAATCTTCATCACAATTTTTATTACTTTGCACCTACTAGACAAAATAAAAGACTCTTAGCTCAAACTCTTTTAACAGACAAGAAGATTGACTTTTTTGAGGAGAAGCCTAAAAAAATTTATATAAATTAAATAAGTATGATACCTACAAAATTAGTAAGTTCAAAAGAATGTGTAGAAAGATTCTATACAGATACAGGATCTCAAAATTTCGTAAATCCAGATGATGTTAAACTTTGGATAGTAGAAGTTTTTGACCTAATTAAGTATCCTCTACAATATGTTCCTAAAGTTACAGGACATAAGCAAGATGCTTCTTATGATTTTACTGACTATAAAGTACCTCTTCCTTGTGACTTTGTAAGTTTTATGCCAGGAGGAATTTCTGTAAATGGTAATCCAGTTAGATTTAGATCTAGCTCTTTTCATGAATTAGGAGATGGAGATTGTTGTGATATCAAAAACTTTGGCTCAGGAGACATAGATGTCTTTACTGACAATTTTGGAAATACCTTTTCTCCTCAAGCATCAATTAATCCTAATGCTCCTGCAGTATTCCAAGATATTACTTTTGATGTTCATAATGAAGAAATTCATTTTAACATAAAAGAAGGTAAAGTCTGTTTAGCCTATATAGCTTACCCTGTAGACAATGAAGGCTATCTTCTGATACCTGACTCAGCTAAATATAAAAGAGCTGTCACAGACTATCTAATTTGGAAATCAGACTATATACAATGGAGACAGAGAGAGCTTTCTGGAGAAGTCTATTTAGAATCTAAAGAAAATAAAAATTGGAGCATAGCTTCAGCTTCTAATGAAATCAAGATGCCAGATGACTATCAATTAGATAGTATGAAAGATACATTAGTAAGACTAATACCTAAATTTAACGGCAAAAATCATTTTTACAAAGATCTTGGAGTACAAGAGCAAAGAAGACTTAGATAATGAAATTTATAAATGTATTTAATCAAGGTATGAAAAAAGATCTGGCTAAGAATATCTTTAAGCCAGATACATATTATCATGCAGAAAATTTCTCCTTAATTACAGAAAAAGGATTAAGTACAGGAAATCTTAGAACTACAAAAGGAAATACAGAATTTTTTGAATTGCCTGATAGCTCTAATGTAGTTTCCATCACTAAAAACAATAATGGTTCTTCTCAAATAACTATCCAAGGACAGACATTTACTGTAGATTTTACTTCTAATAATTGGAGATCAAATCTAAGTTCTTTAATAAATTCTGATTCTGTTCTTATAAGTCTAGGAATTACTAGTACTTATAGTAATACTCAAGTTGTAGTATATTCTCTCTTAGACAACATTTTTAACTTAATTACAGCTAACATTACAGCTAGTATTAATAACTCTAATGGTATTATTAATACTTCTTATCTAAATGCTGTAGTAAATCCTAAGATACTAGGTTGGGGAATAATCAGAGATGAGATCTATATTTTTAGTACTACAGAAACTTCACCTTCTAGTACAAGTTCTCAAGGACAAGTTTGGAAAGTTACTTATGATAAATTCATAAATACATCTTCTATAAGTCTTATTTATCATGGACTTTTGAATTTTTCTTTAGCTCATCCAATAGCTAATCCTGGAATGATTGTAGGAAACTATGAAAATGATCTAGTAAAAAATCTATATTTTACAGATAACTACAATACACCTAAAAAAATTAATGCAGGAAATCCTAATTTAATGGCTTTATCTCCTGCAGAATTAGAACAAACTTCTGATATTATTACAGGTATTAGTACTATCCAAGAAATATTAACTTCAGGGAATTTAAGAATAGGAAACTACGCAGTCTCTTATAAGCTTTCTAATACATCAGGGTCTTCTTCAGGATATTTTCCTCAAAGTAATTATATGCCTATAGTTAGAGCATTTGAAACAGGATCTATTAGATCTTATCAAACTTACTCAGATACTATAGCCACAACTACAAAAAGTCTTTCTTGTAAAATATTTAATGTAGATACTTCTTTTGATAGAATTATTCCAGTAATTATCTATAAAAGTTCTCCTAGTGCTTTACCTGTAATTACAGAACTAGCTTCTCAGCCTGTTCCAGACAGCGGTACTTTTATTTTTACATATTCTGGCACAGAGACAGGAGTAGATGTTAGTATTCAAGACTACTTAGATAGCAATCTTAATTTTGAAACAGTTAAGACTATTCAAGCTAAGAATAACATCTTATTTTTTGGTAATGTAAAGTATTCAGATTTTGATGTTAATCCAAACTTTGACACAAGGGCCTATAGATTTAATAATCTGCAAGAAGCAGAGTTAACAGATTCTCAAGGTAATCCAGAATATACTTTAAATGGTCCTACACCTAGCTACATTTCAGTAGCTTTAGATGCTGATGCTATTCAAGATCCAGAGACTAAGCAAGCTCCTTACTCTTTTAGTAACTACTTATATCAAGTAGATGGAGTAACATTTGGAGGATCAGGACCTAACATATCTTATAGATTTGAAACTATAGATACAGATCAATCTGTTAAGCCAGATCCTTATAGAATTACTTTAGATACTAATGTAATTTCTCAAAATAGAAAGGCTCCTTATGCAATTCCTGGATTCTCAGCAGCTTCTATAGATATAGATCAAGATCCTAATACAGAATATGATATTACTAATAATAATGGAGCTCCTGATAATGCTACATCTCCATATCATCAATATCAGATTAAAGGATATCAAAGAGATGAAGTATATAGACTTGGAATAGTATTTATATCCAAGAAAGGAGAAGAATCTTATGCTCATTGGATAGCAGATATTAGAATGCCTAATGTATGGATGCCTTCTCAAGATCCTGGAAAGCCAGCTAATAATAGAGATGAATATTCTTATCCTACTAGTTCTTTTTTAGGAACTACGTGGTATGGTAATACTTTAAGTATTATTTTTGATGTTAATATATCTTCTATTAAAGACGAAATTTTAGGATATAAAATAGTAAGATTAAAAAGAGAAGATTCAGATAAAACTATTTTAGGTCAAGGAATTTTAAATCCTGTTATTACTCAGACTACAGGAGTTAGTATGAACTATACAGTTCAGAATTTAAGTGCTCATTATGATCAAACTTTAAATCCTTCAGGAGCTTTTTATTCTCCTAATTTATGTACTTTTGCTTCTCCAGAGTTTTTATTTAAAAAATCTCCTTCTTTTGCTCAATCTGATCAAATAGATATTATAGGAAATTTACAAATTTCTGCTACAGGAGGAATATATGATTCAGCAGTTCCTGGAGTACTTGTGCCTGCAGCTACATATTTTAAAAACTACAGAATAGAAGATGGAGGAACTGCTAAAAGCATTACCCCTATAAATTTAACAAATACTGCAGAATTAGACACTCCCTTAAATGCAGGAGGAACTATAACTTATAGTTTAAATTCATATAATATTCAGAATACTGCTAACAGTGATGCTAGTGGTGCAACTCCATTATTTTCTTATGGAAATAAAAGATTAGCTATTTTAGCAGATTTTGAAACTCATTATGGAACTCCTCAAGGATTATCTTGGGAAGATGTTTTAAATGATGATGATATTACTACTAACACAGGACTATCTGTTTATTTAGCTAACTACAGAAGAATAGTTAATAATCAATACGGAGGTAATTCTTTTGCAGAAAGAGCTACTTCAGAATATATTAGTACAGGAAACTATAGAAAAATAGATAACTTCAATACTTCTTATACAGAAACTGTATTTGGAGGAGATGTTCAAGTTTCTGTATTTGACTATGTGAATTCTTTTAAGAATTATTTAGAGCCTTCTATTTTTGTTAATTATAATAGCGCAATTTTAGCAGGATATTTAATTCCTACAGAATGTACTTTCCCTATACAATGGGCTCAAAATGATAATGAACTTACTTTTAATAAAGGATTGCCTTATGGAGCCTATCCTTGGACTACAACTCCACCTTTCCCAAGAAGTAGAATAGAGATAGCTCAAGAATTTAATATAAATTTTGACTTCTTTGTAGAAAATGATTCTCAAGTATACTTACCTAAACCTGATCCTTATCTAGCTACTAACAAATATGATGTTAGAGTACATAGATCTCAACCTAAAACTTCTGGAGAATTAACAGACTCTTGGGGAATATTTAAAGTATCTGATTTTATAGACATAGATACTATACAAGGATCTTTAAATCAACTTATAGTTCATCAAGATAAACTTATAGCTTGGCAAAATCAAGGTATCTGTCTTTTATCTGTAAATGAAAGAAGTGTAACTCAAGATAACTCTGGAGCTATACAACTTGCACAAGGAGGAGTTCTTGCTAGATATGATTATATATCTAAAGTTATAGGGTCTCAGCATCAATTTGGATTTACTCTATCTCAGGATTCAGTATACTTCTTTGATATAAATACTAAAAATATTTATAAGCTTACACAAGCTACTCCAGAATGTATTACAGTATCCAAAAGTATGTCATCTTATCTAAATGAAAATCTAAATGGACTTTTGCAAGTATCTGACAATCCTTATCTAAACAAAGGAGTTACAGCTACTTATGACTTCCACTATAATGAGGCTATCATGACTTTTAAAGATACTACCTTTAGTAATACTACTAAAGCTACTATATCTTCAATAGGTCCAGAGGATCCTAGTACACATCTTAGTACAGTAACTTTTGACTTTGGTAGAGTACCTAAACCTTCTTGTATAGTAAGAGATAACACAATTTTAGTATCTATGACAGTAAATGGTGTAGAGATCTTAGAAACAGGGGTTGTTACAGCAGTCTCTTCAGGCTCAATTATATCTGCAGTATTTTTAAATACACAACTATCTTTTGCAGATGTTATAGTAAATATATCTTGTTCTCAAGAAAGGTCTTTTACCCTAGCTTATAATGATTATATAGATGCCTTCACAACCTTCTATAGTTTTACACCCTCAGTTTATATCAATGATCAAAAGAATATTATATCTCCAGATAACACACTAAACAAATTCTGGCTTCATGATCAAGGTCCTTATGGCTCTTATTACAATACTGTATATCCTAGCAAGCTTACTTTACTTTTAAATGAATCTCCTACAGAAACTAAAGTCTTTGATAACTATCAATTCTTAACTGAAGTAGTAGATGAAACTACAAATGTAAATGTTATAGATAAAACTTTTGATACTATAAGACTTTATAATGATTATCAGAATTCTGACTTTCAAACTTTACCTTTAGATAATACTAAAATTACTGCAAGAAGAGTAGAGAGAAATTGGAATGTATCTAATATTAGAAATAGAGTATTATATACTACAGCTTATCCTGATATCTTTACAGACTTATCTCCTACAGATATTTTATTTGCAGAAAGATTTAGAGATAAATATCTATTTGTAGATTTAGAATATAGTAATCTTGATAATTTTAGATTAGTAGTAAATAGCTTCTCCACAGATATAAGAAAGTCAGCAAGATGAAAATAGAAACTTCAGAACACATCAGAGATGGAATCTTAGTAATTTTAATACTAAGTATTATTTTATTAGCAATATTTAATTAACATGCCTAATCCTAAGAAAAAGTATACAATAGAAGAAGCAAGAGCTTTTGCTAAGAAAAATCCTGAAGCTTTTAATAAAGCTTTAGATAAGATTAATCCTGATCCTTATAGAGGATTTAAAAAATTTGCTGAACTTCTTATCAACCAATATCCAGATAGATTTAAAGGATTAAAGCCTGAAAGTTTTTTGAGTATGATGGATTCTATTGCTCAGACAGAGTCAGGAAATCAAAATATTGCTCAAAAGAGTATTAATCCTAGAACTAAAAAACAATATGATGGTCCAGCAAGAGGATATTTTCAAATAGAAACTAGTACTGCTCCTATTGCACAAAAAAGATATCAAAATTATCAAGACATCTTAAAGCCTTTAACTGCAGTACCTTTACCTGATATTAAGGTTCCTACATCAGGAGATGTCAGATCTTTAAGTAGAGATGAACAAGCAAGACTAGCTCTTGCTAATATGTCAGCTACAGCTGCCGCTAAAAAAGAAAAACTTAATCCTTTAGACTCTCAAAATTCTTGGCTTAACTTTCATTGGAATGGATCCCCTGCAGATAAACCTGCAAGACAACAACATTGGAAAGAAACTTTTGGATATGGAGGAGGAGGAGCAGTAGGAGGAAAATTAAGGAATCAAGTAGAACCTACTAGAGCAGATAGTTTAGATTTATTAAATAATACTAAGTCTTTAGAAAATTACTACTCAAAATATAATAAAAGTTATTCATCTGCTCAAGATGCATCAGAAGTTAATGTACATGCTTTAAATAAAAACAGTGCAGATACTTTTTTTACTTCGGGAGCTTCTGTAAAAGTACCTAGAAAAGATGGAACTTCTATGGATCTTAAAAGAGAATTATTTCCAAAAGATCAGTACTATAAAAAAGTAGACAATAATAGATATTATCAAAGAGAATTAGCAGATAGAATTTTAGATACTAGAGCTCCTATGGCTTTATATGATAAAAGAATAGCTCCTAATAATTTAACTGCTTATTTAAATGATATACCAAATGATGGAATGAATGGAGATGGAATAACTATTTATGGTTATGATCCACTATCTGTAACTCCTTGGGATATGTTAAATTCTAAAGATAAAGCTAATAGAATAAGTCAGTTTGGTATTGCAGGTACACCTTATAAATCTGTAGAAGAATTTCAAAAAGCTAATCCTGCTCCAGTAATACAAGCTAGAAAAAACAATTTAGAAAAAATGCCTATTATTAATAAACCTTTGTCTATTAGTAATAATCAACAAATAAATCCTGATTCAAATGTAACTGTACCTAAATTTCAACCTTATACAGCATCTAATAACCCTAATATAGCTAGAGGATACTATGATTTAGGACAAGGTAAGAAGATAGAAACTTTTCAAGATGGAGGAAAAATGATTCCTCAAGGAGAACAAGGTCATGGAAGATATGGATATAAATTTATATTTGATACCCCAAAGACAATCTACACTAATCCTGAATATAATTTTGATGGTTTTAGAAGAACTGAAAGAATAGAAGACGCAGAATATAGAGGAGTACCTACTCAAGAGTATGAAGATTTTTCAAAAGAACTTGAAAAAAATATACAAGAGCAAAAAAATCCTAATCCTTTAGATAGATTCTTAAAGCCTGGTACCCCTACATATACTCCACAAGATACTACTAAAAGAATCTTTGCAGGTGATGGTATAAGTACTAGTCCTTTAACTCAAGTACCTCAAGGTTATTTTTTAAATACTGGTCAATATAATAAAACTCCTCAAGATTATGGAGTTTATAGTCCTAATAAAACATATTATCCTGGACAAAATGCAGCTAAAGGTAATATTGAAGAAGATTATACTATAGAACAAATGTTAATGCCTAAGCCTCCTTTAGGATATTATGCAAAACAACTTACAAAAGGTTGGATAAAAGCTGACCCAGCTTTAGTTCCTAAAGTAGAGTCTATGGTAAAAGGAGCTCAGAAATCTGAGAAATTAAATAAAAAGATTTTAGATAGAACTTTAAAAACTCAAACATATGAAAAAGAGTTTAAAGGAGATATTTCTAAATTTGATAGAAGAACATTAGCTAAAGAAGCTAAAGATGCTTATGATCCAAATGCTTTAAGAGGAATGACAAAAAAAGACATGTCAGGACACTCTATTTATCCAGCTCATCAAGTTCCTTTAAAAGATAAATATAAAGTAGGAGAGTGGGAAATTGAAAAACCTTCTAAGTTTAAAAAGATAATTACTCTAGGATTACCTGATGATTCAGATAGACTGTATAAAGCAGCTTCAGAATCTGATAGATATAGAAATCAAAGAGCTTTAGATTTAAATTATAATGCTAAAAAAGACTTTAGACAAAAATTTGATAAGCCTTATGAAGTAACTTCAATGCCTATTATGAATAAACTTGGAGGTAGAATTAAATGGACTTTAATATAATATAAAATGAAAATACAAAATTCAGAAGGACAAACTATAGAAGTTCCTAGACATTTAAGAAAGACAATCAAAAAAATGCTTTCTAATAATCAGCATGATGAAATATCTCAGATATTTGGTTGTGGAGGAATGGTAGATCCTATTACAGGAGGTAAACCACCTTTACATGGAGAAGGAGGAGAAAC